CAATCTGAAAGGTGGCGTGAAGCCGGTCATCGACTCATTGATTCAGTTGGGATTTCTGGCAAACGACACACCAGACGTGATACAACACATGGACGTTTATCAGACCATTGTCGACACCAGAGCCGCGCAAGGCACCAGGATCACGTTAATTGAACAAGCCGGGTAATCATCCTACTGCACAACGCCGCCGATCAGCCGCCAGCACCGACGAGTACGGTCTGACAGGCAAGCAGCGACGTTTTTGCGATCACCTGATTGCAGACCCTGATCAGAATCGTCGGAAGGCGTACATGCAAGCTGGCTACTCGCACCCGAACATGCGCAAGGTCGACACGGGTGTGTGGAGATTGATGAAGTTGCCGCACATCCAGGCATACATCCAGCTGCGTCGACGCGCATTACGACGCAACACCAACATCGGTCAGGAGCGTGTAATCAAAGAATTGGCTCGTATCGGCTTCATGGACCCGGCTGACCTGTTCGACAAATATGGTGCGCTTCGTCATATCCAAGATGTTCCGATCGGAGCCAGGAAAGCGATCGCTCAGATAGATGTGTTCACTGAATACAGTGGTCGTGGTAACGATAAGGAAGTTATTGGGCATACGACACGCATCAAGTTCGTCGACAAAAAGGGCGCACTGGACTCGATTGCGCGTATATTGGGCTACTTCCAGCAGGACAAGGTCGACGTCGATGGTGTCGCCAAGCTGATGGAAATGATTGGTGCGGCCAGGGGAGGTTCGACAATTGGCAGACTCAAGCGTACAGCTGACGACGGTAGCGGATCACTTCTCGGACCAGTTGTGGCGACTCAACAATCTTTATCTGATACAGGACAAGGAGGGGAACGAGGTCCGCTTCAAGCCCAATTGGGCACAGACCCAGCTGCTCGAAAACTTCTGGTACATGAACGTGATACTGAAGGCGCGTCAGCTGGGGATGACGACCTTCATAGACATACTGCTGCTGGATAACGCTTGCTTCTATGCGAATACGCGTTGCGGAATAATCGCTCACACACGCGAAGATGCGAAGGTCATCTTCGAGACCAAAGTCAAGTTTCCATACACGCATCTGCCAGAACAGATTCAATCGTTCCTGCATCCCAGGCAGGACACCACCAACGAATATCTTTTTGCCAATGACTCTTCGATTCGCGTCGGCACCTCGATGCGTTCCGGCACCTTGAACTACTTGCACATTTCCGAATACGGCAAGTTATGCGCCAAGTATCCAGAAAAAGCTGCAGAGGTTCGAACGGGCGCGCTCAACACAGTCGAGCAAGGTCAGTGCATTACAATTGAGTCAACCGCAGAAGGATCGTTCGGGCACTTCTTTGAGATTTGTGACGACGCTCGCAATAACGCCAGGATGGGAATTCCGCTGACAACGCTTGACTGGCGTTTCCATTTCTTCCCGTGGTGGCGAGAACCGAAGTACAGCCTGCCCGAAGAGATGAAAGATCGTGTCGTTATCACTCGCGATGATCTTGAATATTTTTCCGAAGTCGAAGATGAGATCGGTCGCAAGCTGACACTGGGTCAGAGGCTATGGTACGTGAAGAAAAAACGGGAGCAGGGCGAGTACATGCTTCGTGAGTTCCCGTCCACACCAGATGAAGCCTTCCGTGCCAGCATCGAGGGAGCGTATTACAAACAGCAGATGACCTGGCTTCGGCAGAACAAACACATCTGTCGCGTTCCCTATGAGCCAAGAATTCCCGTAAACACCTTTTGGGATCTTGGAATGTCCGACGATTGTCATCTGATCTTCCATCAAAAATACGGTATGGAAAATCGATTCATCGACGAATACATCAATCGTGGTGAGGCGTTAAGTCACTACGTGAAAGTCCTGCAATCAAAGCCTTATGTTTATGGTCAGCATTTTCTGCCGCACGATGTAGAAGTTCGAGAAATGGCAACCGGCGTCAGCAGACGTGAGTCATTGACAAAACTCGGACTACGGCCAATCCGCGTTGTGGCGCGCATCGAGGAAGAAATGGACGGCATAGATGCAGTGCGATCCGTGCTGCCGACATGCTGGTTTGACAACCGGAATTGTGTCGAGACGATCAAGGCTCTGGATCATTATCGGAAAGAATGGGACGAGAAGTTGGGCACGTTCAAGTCCAAACCACTGCACGATTGGTCATCGCATGGTGCCAAATCATTCGAAGGTTTTGCCGTTGGTTACCGGGCACCGCAGCAAGGCAAGAAGAACAAGAAGAAGAAGCGCAGCTGGCGGACTGTCTGACACTGTGTCACAGTACGCGTGCCAGGGTCGGGTGCGAATACAATAATCGGCCCAACACTCCATAAGCCACTGACTGAAGAGGAAATTCGAATGATGAGCTAACTCGTGAAAGTTCACCCCACGATAGTGAAAACCAGGAAATTCGGGGACTTCGACATTTTGTATCAATATGTCGACGAGGAACCGGCACTGGTTGTTAGAGCGCATCGCTTCCTTGCGGTTCGCAAACGCGCGTACGTCATTACGCTGAATTCCGCCTGGAAATATGTTGACGACGTCGAAAGTCCAGCTTCAGGGCACTCCCAATACATGGTTTACGCATCTGCTCAGATTGAAGCGATGCTTGGTCTTGGCGACAGCATCCATACACGATTCCGAATCGCAGAGGCAATCATGGATTGTCTCGAAGACCTGCTCGCGATGAAACCAATGAAGATTGATCACGCTGTACACGATGACATCAAAGGCGTGATGCACGTTGGTGGACAGTCCTACGAATTTGATGTTGCACCGCAGTCTGGTCCGATCAACAGCAGCGAGGGAATGCAGAAAGTCGATACGCCACTTGAACTCGCCAGAGAGGATCTTTAACGGAGTACGCTTATGTACCGAGAATTCGAATTACAGCCATCGAGAACGGAGGGCACCGGTAGTGGTGATGGTCCCGACGTAAAAACCATCCAGCGTGGTCGTCCTAATTTATTTCGTCGAACCAATCCAAGAGGCGGCGATGCACGCATCTATCTCGACATAACTGGAGGTGGTGGTGCTGCGATGACGCTTGACATTGACGTGATCGGAATCATCAATGGCAAACGCCAGATCCTGGCGAGTTTCCCGCAGCAGACTGTCGCTGCCCTAGCGGTTCTTACTGTCACCGAGGCTCCAGACGAACTATCGACAGCTTTTGTTGTTGGTGGCACGACGCCAACCTACACCTACAACATCCAGGTGACCCGGAGCTAGATCGTGGCATTCGAGAATGTCAGCGTTCGCAAAGAACACATTCCGTTCGAGTTGCGCGGCAACAAAGAAAGTCAACCGCCGCCGTCGAATCAGCATCGTCTCGACATGCCAGAGGCGCTTGAGAAAGAGAAAAAACTCAAGGAATGGTGGCATGAAGCACGGACAGCGTCAGCCGACAATCGATTCGAGCAAGCACTTGATGCGGATTTCCACGATGGTCTGCAGTGGCGCGATGACGATGCCCAGGTGCTGCGAGAGCGCGGTCAGGCACCGCTAGTCTTCAATGCGATTGCGCAACACATTCGTTGGATTCTCGGCACCGAACGCAGAACCAGGGTCGACTTCAAAGTTTATGGTCGCGAAAAAGAAGACGAGAAACCTGCTCAGACAAAGAGCAAGTTGCTCAAATTCACTGACGACATAAACCATTCTGCATATGCACGCTCGATGGGATTTGCTGATGCCGTAAAAGTTGGTGTCGGATGGCTCGAATGCGGTATCAGATCCGATCCAACGGAAGAGCCGCTATTCGACCGGTGGGAAAGTTGGCGCAACATGTGGAATGACCCGCTGGCGAAAGAGCCGGATAACTCGGATTCCCGATTTTTGTTCAGAGCGAAATGGGTGGATGAGGACATCGCAGTCACAATGTTCCCGGATCGCGCCGATGTCATTCACCAATCGGCTGTGTCTCATCAGCTGTTCTCTTTCAGTGAAGATGACGATCTTGGCTTTACAGGTCTCTACCATGCATTCACACCGGGTTCGACCACGATCCAGTCTGGTCGGGCTATGTTCGCTGACAGTTTCCATATCGGCATCAGGCGCAAACGCGTTCGATTGATCGAATGCTGGTATCGAGAACCCGTAAAGGTGCAGATGCTGCGCACCAGAGTCAGTCCGTTAATGAATCCGATATTTCGGAATCAGTTGATGCGCATGAATGGCGACGAACTCACAGGTGAACGGTCGCCATCGGTTAACCAATTACTTTTCGATGGGCATGCCTCTATTTACGACGCAGTAAAAATGAAAGTTCGTGTTGCGATCTTCGCGAACAAAGGCATGCTTCAGGACGTGGCGTCACCGTATCGACATGACCGGTTCGCGTTCACGCCGATCTGGGCATTCAAACGAGATCGCGATAACCAGCCATATGGCGTTATCCGCAACATGCGAGATCCGCAGGAGGATCTGAACAAACGCAAATCCAAAGCACTGTGGATAATGTCAAGCAATCAGGTTATCGCTGACGAAGATGCGGTCGAAGACTGGGATGAAGCGGAAGAGCAGATTGCCAGACCGGATGGCATCATTAAAAAGCGTGCTGGCTCTGATTTCGAAATAAACAACGACACCGCACTTGCAAAAGAACATGTAGCGATGATGCTGCATGACATCGAGTTCCTGGAAAATTCCTCTGGAGTTACCGATGAGAATCGTGGTGGAGTCACGAATGCAGCATCGGGTCGAGCAATTAACTTGCGGCAGACGCAGGGGTCCGTTGTCACTGCTGATCTATTTGACAACTTCCGCTTTGCTTTGCAACTGCATGGAGAGAAGAAACTGTCTCTGATCGAGCAGTATTACACCGAGCCAAAAGTAATTCGTATCACTAATGATCGCGGCGCTGATTTCATGAATATCAACATGCCAGGTCAGGACGATGATGGCGCTTTGCAAATAGAGAACGACATCAGCCGGACGAAAGCCGATTTCATTGTTGATACCCAGGACTTTAGAGAGACTATCAGGCTCGCGATGTTCGATTCGATGATGAATCTCATCCAGGGACTTGATCCAGAAGTACAGATGCAGTTGCTGGATATGGTTATCGATCTCGGTGACGTTCCTGGCCGCGAAGAGATGGTCAGGCGTATCCGGGAAATTAACGGACAGGTCGATCCAGATGCACCTAATGCCAAAGAGTTGCGCAAGCAGCGAGACGCTCAGAAAGCAGAGGATGCGGATCGAGCCAAACGCGCCGAGGAAGCCGACATCGCAACGAAAACAACCAGAGCCGCGAAGACCACGTCTGATGCAGCCAGGGCGGAAGCCGAGACAATGTCCAAATCTACTGAGATCGCCGAGGCGCTTGCAGCTAATCCTCAACTCGCTGCAGCGGTCGACGAACTTTTTGCCAGTTTCAAAGAAGAAAGTGGTGCGATAGAACCCAATGAAAGTGGAACTGTTGTGCCATTCGAACCACCCCAACGTCCACCGCCAGCTGGTGGAGTTCAATAATCCAGAGCAGTCGCAGGAGTGACGCTATGCCTAAACATGTAGAGAAAGACCAAGATATGGCCGCAGCAGGTTTATCCCCAGAGGAAATGGCTGCGTTGGAAGAAGAGGACGCGGAGGGAACCGGCAAAGACTCAGACCAAAAAGCCGCCACCGATAAAGACGGTGACGGTGCCAAAGCAAAGTCTGAGTCAGAGGCACTTCCCCAGGCAGCTGACAAGGACGATGCGGGTGCCGTCGCCGACCCGACGAAAAAGGCCGACGCGAAAGCCGACGATAAAAAGGTCGATGACAAAAAAGTCGATGACAAAAAAGCCGATGGGAAAGACGACGGCAAAAAAGAGGTTGATGCTGCTGCGGATAAAGCCACCGCTGCGGACGGCAAAGACGACGGGGAGGCAGCAGCAGCGGATGCAGCCGCAAGCACGGATGACGCAGCTGCCGCTGCCAAACCTTCTGAGGGAGATGGTGAGGACGTCTCTGCACCACCTCCACCTCTGCAAGTTGATTCGTTTCGTGCGCAATTAGCCGCACGAGGAATCCCAGAAGACTATGAGGATCAACTCAAGGCGACCAATGAAGCGATCGATGCGCTCGATGAGAAACTGACAGAAGGCACAATCGATTACGCTGCTCATGCGAAAGAAAATCGCGCACTTACCACGAAACTCGCAGACCTAACGGCAGTAAAACGCGAAGCAGAATTTGTTGCTGGTAACAACGAGGTGATCGCGGATCAGCATTGGGACTGGGAAGTCGAACGATTCGTCGAAGAAAATCCAGAGTTCAAAAATCCTGTCGTGTACGGCGCATTGCGTGGTGGTCTCGAAGATTTGTATGCCGACGAAAAAAATGCCGGTCAAGCCTATCGATGGTTCCTGCGTGAAGCCGCTTCAAAGGTGCGTGAAGCCTTTAACATGGAGAAGAAAGCAGTGCCAGCTGACGAAGGAAAGAAGGACGAGGAAGTCAGCAGGACCGAAGAGATCCAAAAGGAACACAAGGACAAGCCGCAAGATCCGCCGCCGCAAACGCTCGCTAATGTTCCTGCAGCAGCGGCAGAGGAAGAGTCCCAGGACGAATTTGCGCAGTTGGATAAGATGGAGGGCATGGAACTCGAAGCCGAGTTGTCCAAATTGCCCAAGGAGAAAGTCGATAAGTATCTGGATACACGAGCTTATTGACACATGTCCCTGTACCGCGACGTCGAGAAGGGGGGCCGCTTGGAGGTTGATCTCAAGACCAACCACAAGCTGAAGTTCACCAATGGTGATCAGTCCCAAAAGGTCGTGGTGCAGCTGATTTACAAGCGTGGGAACAAGTATGCCCGCCTCGCGATTGATGCACCCCCAGACGTGGGAGTTGAAGTCCTACCCCCGGATGGTGTTATAGTCGCGAGATAGGGCGCTTGCCGCTCACATTTTGATCGTCGCAAGAGTGACGACTTACCAACCAGTTTGGAGGTTTAGTCACCATGGCCCAGACGATTATTGGTCTCAACGATCCGAAGGCAGTCAAAAGATTCTCAGCATTTTTGGCCGTAGATACAGCCCGTGTATCGTACTTCAACAAAAAATTTATGGGCGTCGGGCCGGAATCCGGCATGCCCATTCAGATGCTCCCACAATTGGAATCCGACGCTGGCGAGCAAATTACTTTTGATCTCTCTATGCAGCTTCGTCAACAGCCGATCGAGGGCGACGATGTGCAGGAAGGAACCGAAGAGGATCTGAAGTTCTACACCGACAATGTTTTTATAGATCAGATGCGCGGCGGCGTTAACAGCGGCGGACGGATGACGCGCAAAAGAACTATTCACGACCTCCGTCGAGTAGCACGCGCACGACAGGCGGAATGGTGGGGCAGAATTTTCGACGAACTGTTCTTCATTTACCTGTCGGGATCACGAGGCGCAAACACCGAATACATCTTCCCGCTCAGTTACACTGGATTCAGCAACAACGCACTCCAGGTTCCTGACTCGGAACACCAGATGTTCGGTGGTGACGCCACGTCATTCGCCACGATCTCTTCAGACGACCAAATCACCACGACAGAAATCGATCGCGCCATCACGAAGGCTGTGATGATGGGTGGCGGCACGCAGGGCACGCCGCAGATCCAACCGATCATGGTCGACGGTGAGGAACATTACGTTCTGCTGATGTCTCCGTGGCAAGCATTCGATCTCAGAACCGCGACCGGTGCGGCCAACTGGCTTGAAATCCAGAAGGCAGCAGCAGCAGCGGAAGGCCGGAAGTCACCGATATTTAAGGGGGGACTTGGCCTCCATAATTCTGTCGTGCTTCACTCACATAAAGGAATTATTCGTTTCACGAACGCAGGTGCCGGTGGCACTGAACCTGCAGCACGCGCACTGTTCCTTGGCGCGCAGGCTGCTGTGGTCGCGTTCGGATCACCAGGTACGGGCTTGCGATTCAACTGGCACGAAGAGACACGGGACAACGGTAACCAGCTGGTTATCTCGACATCGAGCATCTTCGGCCTGAAGAAGACCAGGTTCACGATCGAAACCGTTGCCAAGGATTTTGGCATCATCGCTCTGGACACCTTCTCGGCTGATCCAGGCTAGTAACCTAAAGGGCTGAAAAGAGATGCCCAACTAAGAGGAAATTGATATGCCTGCATTAGAAGCTGTCATGGGTTCAAACGCTGGTCCGGCTATTGCGTCAGCGCAAGCGGGGCAAACGACAACCCAGCGAGGTAACAAAGAACTACTTGCAACCGATTCGGAAGATGTGGCAACGCAGATCAGGCTGGTCAAGCTACCTGCGCAGCACCGAATCGTCTCTCTGTGTCTTGAAAACGACGATCTCGATTCAGGCGCAACGGGAACGATCGACTGCGGAATTTTGGACACGGTCCAAGATCCGTCAGATACGACTGACCTGACGTTGTTTGCAACAGCGCAGACGATTCAGGCTGCGGGTTTCAATCGCTTCGAAAGTCAAGCCATTGCAGAGTTTGGCGTCACGAACTACGACCGTTTCGTTGTCGTGGACATCGATGTTGTCTCGGCAACCGGTTTAGCCGGTGGCATCGCCGCAACGCTCGTCTCTCGACCAGAACTCGGCGCGCAGTTCGAAAATTAAACTAGCCTCTTCGGACGCTGGTTTGTGGAGTTGGTGGGGGCTATCATGCCCCCACTCTTTTGTAAAACTGGGGACTTAGATCATGCTAATCGAACTGCACATCAGAC